TATTTATGCCTTATTCTTTATTGCATCTTTTCACTTACAAACGAATTTTCACATTGGTCTCTGGGACAAGTGGGACAGGATTTTCCCAAACTTTTAACGAGACACAACTACAATGTTTTCAATATGCCGCAACAGACGACATATATAATATAAGGAAGAGAAGTTGTTTATAGAAATACAATACCACATTCTTTGCTAAATTGATATAAAAAAAAGGAGGAAATCATTTCCCCTCCCGATTAATCACAATTTGTGATGCGCAAGTGCAAATAAAAATGGCATCTGCGAAATCAATTGCTTTGTATATTATAGCATATATACCAAATAATTATACTTATGCGAATATAACTTTCTTTGTAAAACAGTTATAAGTGCAAAAAGGGCTGTAATAAGCATTTGAGGTTTTATTCCTTACTCGTTACAGTCCCTAAATATTTAATTGCAAACCTGCTTTGTCCCATACTGTGCTTCATGATGCACAGTTGAGGTTGGATAAAAAGTTTCGGTAGAATATGAACCGCCACTGGCACAACAATGAGTGATTGCATCGTCCACTTGAGTCGGACCTGTAAACTGTGTTCCATCACTGCAGGTTGTTACATCATAAGGAGTGCCATCAATTGTTTCATCGTATGCATCTTTAATCAAATATGACATGTTTGTACATGTTTGAGTTTTTGTTGGTGCTGCCGGTGCAGCTGGAGCCGCTGCTCCAGAATTGTTACTTGTTCCTCCACCACTTGATTTTGCTCCACTTCCAGAACTTTTTGAACCAGAAGCAGAGCTTGACTTATTAGATCCAGAATTTCCTGAATTCGAATTTCCGGTTCCAGAATTGCTTGCAGTAGAATCAGAACTTTCTACATTTGAGCTTGAACTGGATTCCGCTTCGGCAGATGCACTTGCACTTGCTGATGCACTTGCGCTGGCTTCTGCCTTTTTGTTCAATGTTCCAGAAGCAACTTCATTCCAATTCTTTGCATTGAACTTCTCGGCTTTATCAATTTCGGTCTTGCATTCGTACACAAGGACGGTCTTATCCTTAGTGACCTTGACCGAATTGTCAACCTTGTAAGTCTTTGAACTGTCATATTCAGCAACTTCAGTCCATTTCGCAGAATCGAACTTGCCTGTTTTTGAAACGGCGGTTGTGCATTTGTAAACCTTGCCATCGTTCATTACGTAGTCACCAGTCTTGTAAGTTGACTTTTCATCGTAATCTTTTATATTGGCAACAGAAATCTTTGTATCGGCTTTTTCAGCAGATACTGAAGATGAGTTGGTTGATTCAGCTGATGCTCCTTTACACCCATTAAAACCAATAATTAATGCAACTACAATCACAACAATTGCTACGGTTGCAGCAATAAACTTGTTCTGTTTAGACATTGACTTTAATTTATCAATAAAACCACCTTTGTTATCCATATAAATCCCCTCCCACCACATGCGATCTTATATCCCCTTCCGATTCATGTAAAGTTTCTGGCATGATTTTGCCCGCAAAAAAAAGCCCGTCGACTATTCATCCACGGGTTGTAGCAGCTCTTCTATTTCTTCATCACTCAGTCCAAGCTTATGTGCCTTATTCACCAAGGTTCTAACCTCTAATGCCTTCTGGAACGCATAGCCCGGTTTGGCACCTGCCTGAATCAGCTTCATTGCTGTGATTACAGCTCTCTGTATTGTTATCATGTTTCTATCATACAGACGAGCTATATGCCGTAAGTCCGGAATTAGTCCCGAATTACTCCACAGCATGTTGATAACTCATAGCTTGGATAGATTCTTAACATTCACCGCCGCTGTGATTACGCCATTCACACCGATAACAGCTCTGTCTCCTGTTACCTGCATCACGGTATACGTGTCATACCAGCATTTGAAGTTCTGACCATTATAGGTAACAGCATTCGTCACTCTTACAGTGTCTCCTTTGGCAATTGTTCCTTTGCTGGCACTAAGCCATTCATTCACCTTTGCCTGGACTGCATTATAGTCATATCCAGCTTCGGTAAGACGTGCTCGGCGAGTATCGCCATTACCCCACTTACCACTGATGACTTCCTTTGCTACCTCATCAACTGACTTCTTTGTGGTTGTTCCAGAGGCAAGAATCGCATTCACTCTAGCCTGTACCGTGTTGTAATTCAGGCCAAGAGCTTCAATGGCTTTCTTACGAGCATCTCCATTCCCATAGCGGCCAGCAATCACATTCTTCGCTGCCTGCTCTACAGTTACAGATTCCGCTTCTACATAACGCAATACATAGTTCCACGGATAGTTATAATAGCTTCTTATATTGAACTCACGGCCTGTCTGATCTCCTGGTGTTCCTCCTACAGCAGTCCCCTTTTCGTTGATGCTTGCCTGCACCAACTTACCATTGCCACAATACATCGCTGTATGGTGAGTGCTATTTAGCAGAACATCTCCTCTATCCATTCCTGCTCCTGTTGCTCTATTCACAAGGCTAGTTACATCTCGAAATCCACTCTTCAAGAAAGCCGCCAGCATATTGCCTGTGTAGGTAGCACCATTGCCTTTAACAGGCACGCCTGCATTCTGCCATGCTGTAATCACTGCCGCAGAGCAGTCATAGTCTCCTTTTTCACCCCAGCGATAACGCTGATCATATCCATGGCTATTATTATTGGCAGTTGCTTCCATCCACTGTATTGCTGTCTCTGTCTTACTCATCCTTTGTTTCCTCCTTGCTCACTGTGAGCTGCTTATAAACCTGATTGATTCCTGTTGCCGCAAATCCGCTTACTACGCCTACTGCTAATGCATTTACGACATCCTTAGCTGGAAAGTCTGGCATGACATAAAGTCCAACAATGCCAAGTACTCCTCCAGTCACTCCACAAATGACAGGGATCCATTCATCCTTCACCCTGGCTGTAGCCTTGCTTGCAATCCCAACTAGATATGCAATCACCGTGATAGCTGCTACGCTTGCGATTCCAAAGTCCATATATTTCATCCCCCTAGGCTTTCTGCCTGTCTTCTGTTAATGGCAGCTCTAAGCACTGCCGATATAGCGATTCACCTGTTCCATTCCCTCCCAATGCCTTATACGGCCGATAGAGATACTCCAGGTTTTCCCGATCATTGATAGAGCACCATCCTCGATCAATAAAAAAGCTGCAGCCTGTATACAACCGGTCATGCAGCAATGCGATGATGCCTTCCTTCAAGATATCGTTCTCTGTTTTCTTCTGCCTTATCTTTTTAACAATCCAAGCAAGCGCCGCCAGTATTAAAGCGAACAGTTCCTGGATCCAATACTTCACCACAAATTCAATCATCTTATCTTGCCCCCCTTGATCACATCTGCTACGCTGCATCCGTCAGACATTGTCTGTCAGAGTGTACGTAATCTTCATACTCTGTGCACTGGTCTTAGTTACTGGTGTTTCCAGATTGCAGATAGAACCGAGATAGTTTGTTGCAAATCCAAAATACATATACTTTCTATAGCCATAGAATCTGAGTAATCCAGCCGTCTCATAGTTCATATAACTATTCATATACAGAGTGTTGCTAGTGGAGATAGATTCTTCATCATAGCGAATTACACCATCAGGATAGATATAGCCATACGTGTAATAGGAAACCGCAGTACCTGAAGAAGATGTTCCTGGCATATGCATCAGTGCGAATACCCCACCTCCGCGAATTGCTAAGAGTCGCTCAATTGTCAGACTTCCAAAGGTATAATTCTTTACATCTGCTGTGTTAGATAGATTCACCTGGTAAATACTCTTAGCATCTGCCGCTATGAAATAGACATATCCATTGCTTACCGTGCCATTCATATCCATTGAGTAAGTACCATCTCTGGAACCTTCGCATGTTGCATTCGGTACTGTTACAGTTTGGCCTGTCTCTTCCGTCATCGTGGAAAGGTTCAGCTTTCGAATAGTAAGCGTTACTGTTCCACTACTGCCTACATACGGTCGATTCACTGCATATACATATCCGTCATAGCCATTAAATACTTCCCAGCCTCCATAAGAAGAGAATGCAAAGTCAAAGACCTGTGTCTCTGTTCCAAATCTTGGGGAATAGGCTGTTATCTTATTTTTATAGATCTGCTTATTATACACGATTCCCTGATAATACAGATAAACGATGCCCTTATCATCGTCGTACCCAATCACGCCGTATTCATTATCAACGGAATAATAATCGGCATAGAACTGTGTTTTTGAGAATGGATTCGTTCCGCTTGTTTCATGAGTCAGCCCAAGAGAAGCAATTGTTCCATTTGCCTGCGAAGTAGAGAAGTCCCATACCGTAACATAGCCAGTATCTGTCTTTCCTGATTCTGCCGTGTTCTTAGAACCGCCCATCTTTGAAGCAGTATCAGTACCTTGACCAGCATGACCAGTCAGATGAACACCCATAGGGAAATGAACATTGTTAGCATCTTCCGTCAGTGTCCCATCAAAGAGAAACAATCCTCCAAGCCCTTCTACAGCTGCTGGCAGTGCACTTGCCATATGATGATGGTCCGCTGACACACCATCTGCCTGTGCAGCTAAGCCTAGAATGTCTGCCAATGCATTGGTTATCAGATTATCCTGTTCATAGCTCTTATCTTCTCCAGTATTCTCATCATGAAGTTCAATCTTAATGTGCCCTTTCACTTCATACCTCCTCTGTCATAGTTAATTGACATACGTAATAACAAAATTCGTGAGCGCAGAATTCTCATCCACAATCACGAACTTGAAATAGACCTTTCCATTTGCTGAAGCATACAGTGTGCTTACATCGAGAGTCAGAAAATCTGCCATTGCCACTGGCTCTGTATATGTCACATCATCATAGCTATAAGATACGTTAATATTTCCGGTATACACAGCAGTTATCTGTGAAATACCCTTAATCGTCGCATCACTCATATCTGCCACTGTTCGAATGGTCTGTGCCTGGGGAACAGCAGTCACTTCGGCTTTCATTGCATCGACACTCTTATCCGTCCACCGGTAAATTACCGGCTTTGTAAGGCTCGTAATTTGAGCGGATGTCGGGTCGTCCACAAAGCCATGTGCTTCGTAATATGCCTTCTCCTGCAAGTTCGCTGCTGTTGCATCCGTTAGCTCTGTGACTGTTCCATCAATCACCGTATAAATCTTTCCATTGAAGTCGCTGAGCAGATAACGAGTTTGATAATCTCTTACTACCCCAATCACTGTAATAAAGCCAATGGCTCCAGCATCTTTCCCTTTACTCTGAGAACTATCCTTTGTGTACTGCAGCTTTAATACATGGGAACCAGCCTCTACTGTCTTTGAATAAGAAGCAAATGAAGTGGCTGTCGTACCCGATGCTGTTACTACTTCAGTACCATCCACAAAGATATGGAGCTTATCATAGTTAGATTCACTGGAGACTATATAATTCAAACTTATACTTCCTGCTTCTGTAAAAGTAAATGTTATAGTCGTCTCACTCGTGCCACTATTCCCGATAGCCCCACTTCTCAGTGTATTCTTTCCATCATTGAGCCAGGTATCTGCACTATAGAATGGTGTCGTTCCATCAGCCACGCTAAATACATCAGGTGCTGCAGTCTTCCAGGCATCGTCCTCGAATGTCACAATCGCCTGATTCTTCTTTCTTACCACTCCCATTAGTCCACCTCTACAGTCTCAAGCGTTGCAATCTCTGGATACTTCTCATAGATATCGAGTGTATTCAAATAACCAGAATCTACAGTTCCTGCTTTTCCCGTCACTTGATACGACGTCTGCAGTACGAAAGCATTATCGCTATTGGTGATTACATACATATCTGAATAGGAAGGACTGCCCTCTGTCTTAGACATGATGTAATACCGCACAACCATAGCAACAGTCGCCGTATCACTGAATCCTTCTATTAATGAAGCAGGATCCAATCCAACCGCATCAGTCGCTGTTGATCTAGTTGGTGTGAGAAAAGCGATATTTGTCTCTTCCGTAATACGCCCAATCAAATTCAATACGTCTAGTTCCGTGAACTGATCTTCTACTGTTATCGTTCCATCCCAGCTAGCTGTACCAGCAAGTGCCATACCTTCAATCACCGCATTCAAGCAATTCGGTTCTATCGTTATACTTCCACCTGCTGCTTCAAGCAGAATAATGAATGTATAAGCGGTATTTGCTTTCACATTGCCAATATAGTAATGAAGGCCAAGAACATGATCTCCATCAATATCATATGTTTCGATTGGGTGATAATCCGGTTCCACTCCATTCAGTGTGTAATACACCTTAACTGTCATATGACCAGGAGCAGATAGTTCTGTTTCAGCACCAGTCATTCTCTTATCAATATCCACAACTGCCGTGTCTGTCGCTTCTACCTCTTCCTGAAGTTCTGCATTTGTTGGTGGCGCACTAACAGTCACAGGTGTAATCGTTGTACTGGAGACAGGATAGTGAGAAGTAAGAGCTGTCTTCAACAAGATTTCAGCCCACATTGTCACTTCCGAGTTCTTCGTTGCGGTAACAAAGCGAATAGACGCTGCTGTGATTCTCTTACCATCCCCAACACTTAACACATTGGAGTTCGTAAACAGGTAATGAATCAGAGTATTCTCATCGGTATTGGAAGCTAAACCTGACAAATCCTTATCTGTCTTACTTCTTGCGGAGGACAGAGCTGGGTCGGAACCCACTCCGCTCATTTCATATCCACTGTTATAGGTGAATGTATATTTCGTAATACAGTACAGCTTCGCACCATCTGCAATACCATCCGAGAACACAAGCACATCTCCTAGATCATATGCAGGATTGCCAATCGCTGTACAAGTGAATGGAACATACTGAATCATTTGAACAGCTGTAAGGATTGCCCTGCACACTGCTTCCTTGGTTTCAGATGTTCCATACTGCAGGAATGGATTAGAACCAAGATTCATCGTTAATCCATCATCCACTTCCAGTCCATAGTAAGAAGTCGTATCATCCGACATATTCACCATCGAGATGCCGGTATAGCGGGTAACATAGTCAGAGAAGGAAGCACCCGTGAATCGATGTGCATTATCCAGAGTATCCACTATTGTCTGGTTAAATGGCCGCAGTACGATCTTTCCATCTCTATCAGCAGTTGCATAGCAAGCACATGTCTGCGCTATCCAAGACAAGAGATCACGCCATGTTTCTACATCATTGGTAGTCGTCTCCGAAAGAAGGCTCGTACCATTGGCATAATTCTTGAAGTCATCCTCAGTATTGGCAAACTCTACTCCTGTTGCTTTAGTAATTGCCTGCAGAACCATATAGGGTGTCACTTCAGTGAGTACCTGGTTGCAGTTGGTATCAAGAAGAGCCATATGATCATAGGCTTTAACTACCACTCCACTGGCCGTCCATTCTGCAGAGGAGATTGTGTACACGCCCAATGGAACATCTTCGAAGGTAGCATTGTCTTGTGTACCATCCGATATTTGCAGACCAAACACCGGTCTTATCTCTTTGCCCTTCCAGCTATAGCGATCAATACCTATGTTCATGAAGGTTACATTCAGCTCACCGATATACACCTGCCCCACTGTGATCTCATCACTCCCGGTGCACTGGTTGGTAATCGAGAAGGATCCCTTCAGGATGTTATCCTGGGTAAACAAGGTATCGCCAATTGTTCCAGCCAATCGATACCGCTGTACTGGCTGCTTCATAGTTGTTTTATAAACTTCACTGACTGCGTACATTAGAATTCCTCCAAATCAAAGCTCACTGTATAGAGGCCATTGGTATTTACGGTCTTCTCAGAACCAGTGACTGGAGAGCTTTTGAAGTTCCTCAAGCGGATAGTCCGCTCTTTATATGCCTGCGTCTTGAGATCATATAGCTTCAACACAAAGCTATCCTTATCTCTATATGCAGCGAATGTTGCCAGTGTCCTGCTAGAACAATTGAAAGAAGCAGAGACACTCAGCTTATCTGTCCGTACTACGATAGTCTGATCTGTTCCTGCTTCTGTTTGATTCGTTGTCTCTATGACTTCATAGCTTTCATCCCAGCTTTCTGGAGTGAAGAGCTTCACATCATCGAAATAGATTGGATAATCTTTTAACATCTTTATCGCCACCCCTGCTAGCTCAATAAAAGCACCTGGCAGTTAATCCAAGTGCTCTTAGTATTAATACAATCAATTGAAGTTTATCGTAGCTTTTTCATGACTACACGAATCACTCGTTATAGATTATAAATATTGCCTCAACCAATCCGGCATATTTGAATCATCAACATTCCATGAATTGATTTGTTCTTCTCCTGTATTCCAAGTATTTTCATCGCCATCAAATGTTTTAATTCTATGGCATTTATACTCTATTACCTCATCACCTTCGTGTCGGTATTCGTTCCAATAATATTCGTGTTTACCATAGCCTTTCCATTCATTAGTTTTATAAATTGTTGACATAGTTTTTCTCCTTTCACTGTCACAACAATTATTAGCTACCTAACTCCAATTTCTAAATTCATTCTACATCAAAACTTGTAATCCTGATGTTCTATCTGCCTCCGGAACGATAGTTGCTGCGCTGGGTTGCCTTTACTACTATCTCTTCTATCCTGTCCTGCCCAATGTAGACCGGAATAATGGTTGTTCCTCCACTGATAGAAGCTACGGCATTTCTAACAATCTCTGCTAGCTTCTCGGTTCCTACTACTGCTTCCTGCCCTGCTTCTCCTCCACCAAGCATTTGGTTGCCCGACATTCCAAATATAGTAGGTTCATTCAATATATAGGCTTCATCCATAGCTTTCTTATACCAATCCACACTGATATGAGGAATGGATGGCGGGTCTAAAGAGAAAGAACCCTGAATGGAGAAATGCGGTAAGTTGATATGCGGAAGCTCTAACTTTACGCCTGAGAAGAAGTTGGAAATGTTGTCCAGTGCATTGCCTACAAAGCTCTTTGCACTATCCATTGCATTGCCTATATTTGTCTTTACAGTGTCGAACGTATTGGAAGCATTCGTGGATATTGTGTTCCAAGTATCGGACAGTCCATCCGTAATACCACTCCATGTATCAGATGCAGTAGTGCCGATATCATTCCAAGTGTCAGAGAAGAATTGTTTAATACCTTCCCATGTATCTGAAATGCCCGTGGATATATCTGTCCATAAGCCACTGAAGAAATCACCAAGACCCTGAGCAAAACTCTGCACGGTATCGCAGACACTCTGCCACACTCCAGAGAACCATTCCGAGATAGCTCCCCAGTTCTTTACAATCTCTATGACCGCTATGACACCAGCTACTACTGCAGCGATAATTGCGATAATTGGTAATATTGGAACAGAACAAGCAGCTATTGCAGGGATAACAGTTGCTGAAATAAACCCAACAAGCGAACCTACTGTGCTTATCACAGTTCCTACTGCACCGATCACCTTGCCAATTACGATAAGGATAGGACCTATTACTGCGGCTATCATGACAGCTTTAATAATGGCTTCCTGCATGCCAGGACTCAGTCCATCCCAAGACTCCTTCAGCCCCTTCACGGTATCTTTTACCTGTGTTAGCAGATCAACAAGCATAGGGCCTGAGGAATCGACTATTTCAGCGCCCAGATCTTTCAGGTTATTCATGACAACTGTCACCTGATCGAGAGGATCCAGTGTCTCATTGAAGGTATTCTCTACATTGCCTGAGAAGTCAGACATTGAAGAAGAGAAATCATCGAATGATAGCTTACCTGTTGCACAAGCGTTATAGATAGCAGCTCCGGCCTTCGAGCCAAACAAATCATAGGCAGACTGCAGCTTCTCTGTATCGGAAGCATTGCTGCTCATCGTAGTTGAGAAGCCCTTCAGTGCATCATCCAAAGACAATCCCTGATCGGATGCGTTCTTCATAGCCTTCTTCATACCTGCCATTGCAGTACTGACATCCAGTCCACTCATTTCCACGCTGCCTAAGAACTGTGCTGATTGAGTAGCATTCAAGCCCATATCTTTTAACTGAGCAGCATTCGTGGCCAGATCACTGGACAGTGTATTAACTGACAAACCCGTCTGCTGAGATACGCTATTCAGAACATCCAGCATCCCACCCGCCTGATCAGTGCTCATATTGAATGCATTAAGGACAGAGGAGACGTTATCTATAGAGGTAGAAACATCCGTATCGTTCAGCTTTGCAAACTCGATAAACTGTGTTGATAGTTCTTCCAGGGCATCACCCGTCAAATCAAAACGAGTGTTCACTTCTCCTATGGCATCCCCTGCCGTCTGAAAATCAGTCGGTATGGTCTCAGCAATGTTCTTAGCTCTCTCCTGCATATCCGCAAGAGCATCACCGCTTGCACCAGTCTTCTGCGTAATTGTATCCAGAGCAGCATCCACTTCATTCCAAGCAGTAACCGAAGCAGCCGCTGCTGCAGCAACAGGAACAGTGATACCTTTCGTCATAACTGAGCCAACACTAGAAACTTTACTGCCTACGTCCTTAACCTTATCTCCAGCCACTTGCAACTGCTGAGACGCCACAGAACCAAATGTCTTATATTCACTTTCAAGACTTTTTAAGGACTGCTCAGTGGATTCAATCTCTCTTGTTAAAGTTTCCTGCTGTCTAGCTTTTTCTTCCGTTTGAGGAGCGCTCTTCAACTGTTCCAGAGCTAGCTTCTCTTCCTGCAGCTTCTTCTTAGTACTGTCGATGGCATCCGTGAGATACTTCTGCTTCTGAGAAAGAAGCTCTGTATTCCCAGGATCCATCTTGAGAAGCTTATTCACATCCCTCAGGTTGGACTGAGTATCCCTTATTTCTTTATTTACACCTTTCAGTGCGTTTGAGAGCCCCGTGGTATCGCCATTCAGCTCTATTGTTATGCCCTTAATACGATCTGCCATATGCTCTCCTTTTCATAAGAAAAGCACCTGTCGCTTAGGGCAGATGCTTAGATCAACGTTTTTCCTTTATACTATGTGCAAACTCTATAGACTCATAGTTTCAGTCTCAAGTAACAAATAGTTTTCATTTCTTGAAGTAATGAAGTAAGTTCAATAATTCCCTTCCAGTATTAATACTTTCTTCGTAACCACCCGTTTGGCCATCGTCATCATGATATGAATATTTCTTATTAACACTAATCTTGTCAGAATCACCATGGAATGTATATTTGGTTTCTTCATTTCTTCTGTATTTTCCATCAGAACACCAGTCGTCAAAACAGTGTTTAATTGATCTTGTTTTGCCATTCATGCTTTCCCGGTTATCGACAAGATCTGTAAGTGTATCGATCTCTCCATCTTTGTAATGTCCATTATTTAAATCTAAGAACTTACTCAAGTACTCTTTCTTTACTTTCTTTTCATTGCTATTCATCTATAATTCCCTCCCATGAAAATTATAATACTCAAAATTCTTAAACTAGGCCGATTTACGTGATCACATAATGTTTTTATTAAAATGGATAAAACTTTGTATATAATTTTTAATAGAATACATGATTTTTTGGGGGGTTTATGTCAATAGTTGGAAAAATCCATGAAATATCATTTTATGGACTAGTAGTAACAATTGTGTGCCTTATAAAAAACAAATTAAGTTTCTCAGCTTTGTATTATGGCGCATTTCATGCAACAAACTTCATTACATATTTTGAATTTTACCTTTTTTGGTCAAGCGTTTTATACATTCCAATTGCAATAATTGGTGCATTTTACACAAAATATGTCGATGATGGCGAAGGATTGCTTTTTGATTCAGATAGTATCCTTGTTATCATATTCGGACACGTTGCCGAGGAGATATTAGGCATCGTTGGTACTCCTTTTTGGTTTTTGAAAGATCTTTTCACACAAGAATTAGATGAAGACGGGAAAATAATCGATTACATTACTTGGCTCATAGAAATCATTATTATTGCAATCGGCATTTTTATTCTTTGGCATAATTGATCATTTCATAGATATCTTCAGGTGAAATTTCTTTTTCAATATCAATGTATTGATTATATTTGCCAAACACTAATTAAATCAGCTGTGTAATAAAATGTCGGAGTTAACATTTGAATTCTCATTTCTAAATTCCAAGAGTAGAATACTTATAAGATATTTGGGGGAGAAAAATTATGAAAAAAGTAGTTGCTTTATTTATGGCTTTTATGCTTACATTCGGTCTTGTCGGTTGTAAAAAAGGTATTCCTGAAAGTCTTAACGGGATAACTGAATCGGAGTATAACGCTGCTGTAAAGTGTGTTGAAGAATCAGAAAAGTATAATAATAATGAAATTACTTATGATGAATGGGAAAAGAATACTTCTAGAGCTTTTGATATGGCAGACGGAATTGATTATAGCAACAATACAACTCTTCTTAGTTTGTCCATTTATATTGGTGGACTTCAATCTGATATTATAAAAGACGATACTTTCCGTGAGATGGCCGGAAATACAAATGCTACAGCCATTCAGAATGATCTCGATAAATGCAAGTACTATCTCGAAATGGATTAAATATCCGCTGAAAAAACATCCATTCTAATGAAGGAATATAGAACAATCTAATATAAATGCAATACTGTGCAAAGTCGTAAGCAATCCACTTATGCTTTTTTAGAATGCATCGAAATCATTCTGTGTTGCGACTTGGCTGTATTCGTCATCATGGAGATCATTGGCAGATTCGATAATCATATCCATAACTGCCCCTTCTTCCATCTCATCAAGCTCTGACAATGTTAAGCCCAGCTGCTTAGCTCGCAGCATAAATACCGCAGTATTTACTTCTCTTTCAGTTGGGCGGTTCCTTTTTTTGGTACGGAAGTAGTCTTTCTTGAGCCAATATACATTATTACAAACTCCTGCATGTGCATGAACAGCTCTGCTCCATCGAACTGATCAGCCCATTCCAGGAATGACTCGATATTCAATTCCTTCATTTCTTTGCCTTCCGCCTGGGCATTCATGATAAAGGCCAGCTTGTCTCCGACTGTCATATCAGTCTGATCATCCTGGTCTTTTTCCATCTTATTCAAGAGTATCATCAAATCCTGATGAAACACCTGTTTGAATCGATATGCTGTGGTTCCTGTTGCTAAAAACTTGAATGGCTGTGTACCATCAAGGCACTTCAAATTTATCTCTTTATACATACATTCTTCCTTTCATGTAATACCAAGAAGCCTACCAATACCGATAGTACTCCCTGGCTTGTTGTTATCCCGTCGTTGTTGACGAAATAGCAGTTGGAACATAGACCTTTGTGAACCAACCTGTATAAGCAGTTTCCGATGTATCCGCACTGGTTCTTGCCTTTACAACATTCTTGCCTAGGGTTGCGTCCTTAATACTGGTCGCTGTGATCGTCATGGTCTCTGTCTGTACTTCAATCGTATCTTCCTTTGTAGCAGACGCGACAGATGGCCTCTTGGCCGTACAGTTATACATAACATGACGAATCTCATTTACGTCTCCATCAAACTCGAACAGCAATGCAAAGTGAATAGGCTGTGCATCAGCGTCTTCAACAAGCACACCGCTGCCATCCTTTACTTCTCCAAGCACTGTCTCTCTGAAGGTTTCCGGTACCATAGCTGATTCGAAGTCACCACTATATCCACTATTCGCATTCGTGACATAGTACTGAATTCCATCAGCCCAGAATATCTTCTGATCTCCCTGTGCATCCATAGACAGCGATACTGCTCCAGGCCAAGTTACTGGATCTGCAAATGTAGCTGTACCGTCTTCGGCTATTGTCGCTATGGCGTAATGCACATTCTTCAAGTTGAATTTGACTTTGTTCTTTTTGTTAGCCATTTATGCTACCTCCTCAAATTCAAAAAGGACCTCATAGAGCTTTTCAGACTCAATGTAGGTCTCATTCTTTTCATAGTAGATTCCATATTTTTTCAATATGTCTTCTACCTTCTTCTCTGTATCTGGTTCTTTATAGTTAGTGTAGAGTTCTACATCAACTACATTTACATCCAGATACACGCTTCCATCTGCTCCAAAGTTATCTGTATTTGGATAACGATAACAAACGAATGGTGGGTCAGGGCTTTCTCCTTCAGCAAAGTGATCATAAGCAAAGGGAAGTCCAAGTTCATTCAGTAATTCAACAATCACTTCAATCCCTCCTCAGTGTTTACCCTGCAGACCATGCCTGATATCCTTCTCCAGTTTGCTTGTCACATTCTCTTCCACGGGTTTAATGTGAGAAATGCCCTGCACCCTGCCACCGCCTCTTTTGGCATGCCCATTCTCCAGCAGATGCGTTAAACCATATAACTTACGGGAATGAACAACCGTATCCAGTTCCGTGGTTGATTCTTTCACCTTCTTAACCGCCCAGCTTTTTGCATACCGGCCTGTTCTCTTCGGTGACTTTTCCTTCAGTTCTTTCACTGCTTCTTTTCCAGCATCCAGAACAGCGTCCTTCATGACATCCTGTGCATCTTCCACATAGCTGCTCAGTTCATGATTGATCGTATCTGCAAGCTGCTCTGCTTTGATCTTCATCGCTTCACCTTCTCACAATGAAACTTCAGGCTTCTCTTGTGATAGCCCATCTGGTCAATAGATGTGATGTTATAGATATCTCCATTCAGGATGATTCGGAGCTTGGTACTGTCTAGTTCTGCTAGCTTCTTGCAATAGCGAATCGTGAAGTCCTGGCTGTTGACACTATTGGTAGTTCCAGCATCCTCATTCTCATCTCCACCACTCTGTACCGGAGTGGCCCAGCAGGTATAAAAATCAGTCCAACCAGCAATATGGTTTCCGATCGCATCAACAGTAATTCCATTCTTCTGGAAGGTAATGCGGATATTCATTCCTGCTATATTCATCGGAACATCGCTTCTCTTTCTCCAAACAGCAGATTTCGCAGAGTAATTGCTAGATCATGATGATCTGCTTCTTCTCTATGCTCATTCAAATAAGCAATAGCGTACAGTACTGCTATCATCGTCAAAGAATCATCACTGTCGTCAATGGCGTCCTTCCTTAAAATAGAAGCCACTATCTTCTTAGCTGCTTCCAGTTCTTCAGTAATAACGTCATCTTCTTCATTAGAATCAACTCTTAGATACCTCTTCGCTTCTTCAAGGCTTACCATACGTTCTCCTCATCTTCTTACCTGCCCCACTATTAGCCTTCAGGCTTACCTGGATCAGGCTGGCTTGAATCAAGCTGCTGCAGCTCTCATAATCTGCACTGCTTCTGGAAGTACAAGCAGTCCATCTACTCTTTCCTTTGCGACATACCCAATCATTCCATTGCCTGCAAACAGCTCTCTCAGCTCTTGGAATGAACGAGTACCACGGTCTCCGATGTTGTAATAGCTGTAATCCCCGAAGGCCATAACCGGTTTACCTGCTTCAAGAAGAGGAACATAGGAAGATGTGTGGGCTGAATAGCCACAGATTCTATCCGGTTCTCCTGCCTGATAAGATGGCTGCCAGATATAAGCACCGTTGTTATCCTTCAATTTACGGATAGACGCGAGGGTCTGATCATTCAGAATGAATGACGCATTCTTACGATATGGTCTCTTCAGTGCATAGATCAGCGTGAGTACATCATCTGTGGTCAGCTTCGTGCCAGTCAGAGTAATACCTGTTACACCACCCTTTGTAGCATCAAAGATACCAGTAGGCTTACCTGTCCCATCTCCATTTAAAAAGGCGTCCTCTTCTGCATTGCCGATAGCCTTGCCGAAGGCGTTGGTAATGTAGGACACCAGGTCGAACATACTGTCATAGAGAAGCTCTTCTGTGATCTTCACTGCAACATGAAGCTTATGAGCATCCAGGAACTTCTGATCAAATTTCGCATCACCAAATGTCAGCGCACCGCCTTCTTCAATCCAAGCTGCAGCCGGTTTAGAGCCAGCAATGTTGATCTTATGCTCACCAGAGGTAGTAATCTTTGTTGCTAATCCTCTCATAATATTCTCTTCATCCAGTGTTTCAATCAGACGGGCATCCCACTCTTCCGGAACCAGATAACCACCATCTGCATCTACACCTTCCTGCAGTACATCCGAAACCTGATGGAAGTTAGAACGCATCGCAACAACCATATCTTTGGCATACTGCTTAGATGCGCGTCCAGTCTTCATCGTGTCTTCTTTACTCATTGGGTTCTGGGTGAGAGGTTTATCCATTGGTTTAGCCAGTTCATCCTCAATCGCTCTCTGTCGATTCATTCTTTCAATTTCCTTTGTCAGATCGGTGATATCCTTCTCCATACGGTCATATGTCTCACCATCTTCATCGGTTAATACGCCCTTATCATTGCGGTGTGAATCCAGGAAGTCTTTCGCTGCTTCCCATGCCTTTGCTCTCTTTGTTATTAAATCCTGTATCATCATGATTTCTTTCCTCCTTACATGATTGAATGCAATAAATCCAAACGTCTCTGTAGCTTCGCTACGTTATATGGGCTATCAGAAACCTTGCTACCTGTGTTATCGACACCTGCGTCATTGACAACTGTGTCATCAACACCTGTGTTATCAACACCTGCGTCATTGACGTTTGCGACGTGTGCGGGGTCTTCCTGCTCTGCGGGTGTTTGTTTGCCACCGGCATTTCCAGCCGCCACAAGGCCCTCAAAGTGCACACTAACCTTGTTTGTAAAGGTGCGTGCCATCTGTTTATTCGAGAATAGAACACCATCGCTAAGTGACATATTGTCCTCATCATCTTCATCTGAGTTTCTGCTTAGCATTTCATCCGCGAATCCCAGTTCAATTGCTTTTCTGGCATCCATCCACGTTTCATCATCCATGAGCTTGCTGAGCTTATTTCTAGATAAACCTGTCTTTGATTCATATGCATTGATAATGGAGTCCTTTACTTCATCCAGCATATCGATAGCTTTCTCCATATCCTGCTTATCACCCATGGCTTCTGTTGCTGGATTATGAATCATCAGCATTCCAACTGGACTGATAATGACCTTATCTCCTGCCATAGCAATGACCGAAGCAGCTGATGCGGCTAAGCCATCAATCATGATAGTTACTTTGCCCTTATAGCTTGTCAGCATGTTGTATATCTGAGCTGCCGCAAAGCAATCACCACCAGGACTATTAATCCAGACCGTTACATCTCCCTCTCCTTCATCAAGTTCGGATTTAAAAAGAGCCGGAGTGACATCATCGTCAAACCACGACTCTTCTGCAATTGTTCCATTCAAGATGAGGGTTCTCTCCATGAGAGTGTTCCCCGTGTCTGGCTCTCTAGCTTTATTCTTTACCCATTTCCAAAATCGATTCATCGACTATCTCCCTTCTGTATCCTTGATACCTGTATCCTTGATGCTTTATTTATGTTCAGCACTTTGCTGTTCCTCTGAATCTTGCTTCTCTACTTGACCATTAGAGGTGCCATTGGCACTGTAGGCACCAGTGGTGTAGGCACTTCCCGCATCTTTGAGCTTTGTCATATTGCCATTGATCAGATAAAGATCGCCACCTTCTTCAGCAGGAATCTTGTCTAGATTCTCAAGCTCTCGGATATCATTCGTGCTCATCCATCCGTTCTGTCTACCAATGGAATAACCCTGCATTCTTGATGCATAGTTTCCTCTTAGCAGACCATCTACATTGAATCGTGCAAAGTATGTTTTCTTCTCTTCTGGTGATAACAACGAGCGACTGATCGCAGATTCTATTCTGTTAAGCCATGGCTGGAGAACATAAATCACAAATTCCAAGGACTGCTCCTCAATATTCGAGAATGTTGCATGTTCCAAGTCACCAATCATATGAGGTGGCACTCGGAAGATACGCGCTATCTCGTCAATCTGGAATTTCCTTGTTTCCAAGAACTGGGCTTCCGATGGATTGATTGATATAGGTTCATACTTCATACCTTCTTCAAGCACCGCTACTTTGTTCGCATTCTGGCTTCCACCAAAAGCTGCCTCCCAGCTATCTCTTACCCTTTCAGGATCCTTCAATACGCCTGGATGCTCCAGCACACCACCAGGAGCCGCTCCATTCGCGAAGAACTTACTGCCATACTCTTCACATGCCATAGATAGACCGATTGCATTCTTGGCCATGGCAATAGGACTGTATCCAACAAGTCCGTCAAAGCCCAAGCCCGGAATATGCATTACTTCATGAGGTGACAGTGTCACTGTTGTTCCCTTCATGGTATGAGCCTCATCATTGCTCCACTGATATTCATAATAAATACGGCCGTGTTCATCTCTGTTCACGGTCATCTTATTTGGCATTAGAAGATACAATCCCACTACTTCATCCTTCCCATTCCTTATGATCTGTACATAAGCATTTCCCCACAAGAGAAGATGGCTCATAATCGTTTCTCGGAATACAAAGGATGTCATTTCATTATTTGGTTCATCATGAAGCAGGAAATACAGTGGATGCTCTATTGCTTTGACTTTACTTCCTTCATCGTTATAGCGATACAGGTGCAATGGTAAGGAAGCTACTGCCTCTGACAGCACACGCACACACGCATATACTGCTGTAACCTGCATACTGCTCCTGACATTTACATTCTTACCTGCAGAAGATGGTCCAAAGAAGAAGCGATAAGCAGACCCTTCAGTACTATCTCTCGCCCTTCCAAAATGAAATATATCTCTCAGTTTCATATTTTCCTTTCCATACAAAAAGCGCCCAATATAGGACGCTCTCTTAGAATTCAATCATTGGGAATCAACTTTTCATAATTACGTTTTTTGTACACAATTCTGACAATTAACACCTTGCTATCTTTCTCCAGATAGAATGCTAAATAGCTTTTATATTTTACAAAGCGGTAACTCCCATCGCTGTATTTTGATGAAGGCAAGCGAGCACCACTTGCTGGAAATATATCGAGAATAGCAATACTTCTACGAATACCATCCACAATCTTCTTAGCAGCTTCAGGATTATTCAAATCAAAGGCAACGTATTGAACAATTGCATCAATATCTCTCAAAGCCTGATGTGAATACCTAATCTTACTTTTCATACTTTATCTTGGCAAAATGCGCATTGGCTTCTTCTTCAGAAACCCATCCTTCCTCTTCACCGGATTTGAGCCCTTTATTTAGCTCACTCATAAGTTCCATGGAAGCTTTATCCTTCTCATAATCCTCATATTCTTCGAGATCTAGAATCGCATAACGTCCACGACCATTTTTTGTAAGATATACAGGATTTCCCACTGCCACGTCCTTGAGAACTGACGCATAATTGCGAAGATCAGATACTGGTTTGATGTTTGGCATAAACAGACCTCCTTTATTTTTTACATATTATCATACGTAATATTGTGCGTCAAATTATATGATATTCTTTGCGTTGAGCAATCATTTACAGCAGAATAAGCCCTCTCTCATCATAGACACTCTCTGCTGTCTCATGTCTGACGCACCTATCCAGTGCCATGATTGAAGCGACTATCCCATCAATCTTCTCTGGTGATCTGGCCTTGGTCGGTTTGATGTTCTCTGCTGCATCATGATCAACGACCACATTAGCAGCCATCCACTTCAATACCGGATTGCCACCATGATTGATCTTCCCCTGCATAAGAAGTTTATAGAATTCCTTCGTAGGCGGAGACATATCCTTAAAACCCTGGCCAAATGGAACCATCGTGAACCCGTCATCCGTTAAGTTAATAATCAGCTGTGTAGCGTTCCACCTATCTACCGCAATCTCCCGGATGTTATAGATTTCATGCAACTCATTGATGAACTTCTCGATGAAGTTGTAATCAATCACGTTGCCCTGCGTTGCTTTCAAGAACCCTTCTTTATGCCACACATCATAAGGGACTGACGCATGATGCACTCGAATGGGTATCGTATCTTCCGGTACCCAGAAGTATGGCAGCAAGATATAATCCTCTTCATCGTTTCTAGGCGGAAACATCAGACTCAGTGCTGTAATATCACCAGTACTGGAAAGGTCCAAGCCTCCATAGCACTCTCTATCTTTTAAGGCGTCCATGT